CGGTCTAGATTGAACTTGAGGATTCGTGCTGCTTGATCGTAATTTGGAATTCCCAGAGCCGTGATTGGCGCGGTAATTTCTTGTCCTGCTCGCTGGGCATCGTCCACATCGGTCAGCGCATAGCTGTCCTGCTGGTATTCATTCAATGCATCTTGAAACTCAACAGCGAAACGATTCGGTGTATCTGCAATGCTGCGTGACCACAGTCGAACGCTGGACTCCCCGTTTCCGCGCCGCGCAATGCCCGAAACTCCCGAAGATCCATCGCCGAACTCATAACTCGGCCAGCCTCCGTTATACACACTTGAGCTGTTGCTCCAATCAGCCTTGGACGGCTGTTGCAGGGCGAGTGTGTTCTCCACGCCAAGCTGCAGCATGCCGTTGCTTCCATATGTGAGATATAGTCGGCAAGTGTTGCGAATTCCGCGAATGAGATCGCTGGCGGTTCGCCGGCTGACTATCGCAAGATTGCACCCGAAACGCGGCACGGTTATCGTGTTTCCGTAGAGATCTTGCGTCTGTATCGGTTCATCGGCATACACCGCCGCTGCTGCGAAGCTCGGCAAATCGATCTCGCTTACACTCCAGCCGCAACGTCGCAAAACGTCTAGCAGTATCCATCCAGGATTGTTCGTGAAAGTGTAAATGGCAAAGTTTCCATCTAGCCCGTACGTATCCAGCTTCGACCCTTCCACTAAGACCTTGATCGCGGGTAGGTTGCCGCCGTCATTAATTCGATTCGGTACCACGATCGAAAGCGCGGCCATGCTCCCGTAAGGATCTCCCAGCGGATTTCCGTTTTTGTCGCTAAAATCTCCGTTGAACCCTCCCGTTCGGGCGCCGGTACTGAACAGGTTGAACCAGCCCGTTCCCGTCATGTTGGTGCCCGATCGTCCTTGCGGAATATCGATGCCGTTCACCAGTACCTTGATGACGTTGTGTATCTCCCCCATTCCCAACAACACTTCGATGCGGGTTAAATTACCATCGTTTCTCGCAAACACAATGCTCGGCGAGTACCAGACGGTTCCGTAGATGAGCGGGACAAAATCATTGTATAAGGCAACGTTCGACACCAGCGGCGACCAATGACGGCCCGATTCGCCGGAGGATCGAACCAGCGTAGATGACGGCACAAATTCGATGCCGCCGAATCTCCGCGTCGATTGCAGCGAGCCGTCCTGATTGAACATGCCCCGTGCTTCGCAGTCGGACCGCGTGAATCCGCAAGTCGTGTATGGAACAGCGCTGTTGAGCATCCCTGCGCCACCCGGGACGTCCGGTGAATATCCGCAACGGTAGAAACGTGAGTATCTTCCGGCTGCGCCTCCGGCAACAGCTTCTTGTCTTTGAGCCGGCGTTGACGGAAACTCCCACGGGCAACGGCGCTGAATCCGCACCTGCGGCAGCAGCACCCGGTGCATGTTCATCTTATTGACGGCGGTAATACGAAATGTGGATTCAGTGATTTCATCCGGAGGATTTAGAATTCCTTTAAAGAGAGTAAGGACCGCGGTTGTGGCTGCGCCTTGCGTGAGGTCGAAAAACACAAAACTGACTGTGAGTGTCGCGCCTTTGAACCCCGTGCCGCGCTCGATTTCCGAAAAGTGGGAGTCCGCGTTGGCGAGCGAGAGCGAAATCTTTGGAATCGCATCTACGCCCAGGTCTGAGGACGTTTGAATTTCATAAAGATTGTGTTGCAGGACTCTCGCTTGATAAGTGGTCCCCGACAAGGTGATCTGGTGCGTCGACCAGGTCTCTACTCGCGTATCTTGAAGTTGACAGCTGAAAAGAAGAAGCGGTGTGTCGGTGACAGCCTGTTCCTTAACTTGAAATGCCGTAGACATTTGTCAGCGAGCCGAAATGGTCAGTGTGCATTGATTGCGATTGGGGCCTGTAGTCGTCACGGTGAAGGCGTCCTGGCTGAAGTGCGCATTAGCATAGACGCCGCTCACAGAGAAACTCGACTTGTAGGGCGAGGGGGCTGGCTGCGGTTCGAGTTGGAATCCGTACACATCTACTGACTCGCCCGCCGGCACTGTGATTCCAACCGTTATGGATCCTGCCGCCGTGCTGAGGCTTCCACTGAGGCTGATCCGGTTCCACGTCGCCTGTGTTGCGTACGAGTGGCTGTCCAATGCGTCCGCTGTCTGACGGAATAACGAGATCGCAACTCCGTTTTGGCTTCGCACATATACGCTGAAACAATAGACCAACGCGCCCGGCGCATTGACACTCTGCTGCACGCCCAGGTCGGACCCGGTCGGATTCACGATCCGTGTTGCATTGGCTCCGCCGCTGGGATCAGCGATCCCTACCGTTAGTTGCAGCAGTGTGCTGGCTTCCCATGCGGACTGATTCAGGGCTTCGCTCCATGCCAGCAGGTTACCTAGTGGATCGAGAAACGTGAAGCCTGTCAGTTGTCCTTCAGACGCTAGGAAAAACTGTTGCAGGTTGGCGATTTCGGAGTCCGTCAGGTCCTGATAGCTTAGTTGCCACTCGACTTGCTCCGCACCCGCGTCGGCAAACTTCACCGTGCGGCCGTCTGGGAGTTGGTTGATGATGGTTCTTTCGATGAGGCGTTTCTGGATGGGATATTGCCCTGTAGCCCCCGAAGACAGTTGAGGAAAGTACAGCATCTACACTCGGTTTTCCACCACTACCACTTGCGCCGTTCCTCGCAGCTCTCCTTGTACGGCATACTGAAGAGTGTCCTGATAGAGGCTGCAGTTCGTCACCGTAGTCTGCGTCCAGGGATCTACAAAGGAGAACGTGCCGAAAGTCCCTTCTTGTGCCACGAAGAACTGTTCGAGCGCACTCAACTCTCCTTCATCCAACATGTCCAGTTTGATAACCCAGCTTCTCAGCGCAGTGGGGAACTCTCGGTACCGCTGATCGCCGCCGTCCAGGAATCGCACTAAGAAGCTTGCGAACTGGTTGGTCTGCTTCGCCGGGTATTGCGCTATGGCGCCTGTCTTCAGAGTTGGAAATACTGCCGGCATTATAGGTCGCTGATGACGTCATTCAATGAGTGGATGTTCAGAACAGCTTCGCGCACCGCGCTAGCAATGTCGTGGCTGTGATCCATGAACGACCGGCTGTCCATCGCCTGCACGTGAACGGTAATTTGTGGAGCGGATAGGGGAGTGCCGCTCATGGCACGAGGAGCGCCGCTCTGCCCATAGTCGACCCCGGGCACTGCTGGCCCAGGAACATTGGCGGCTTCAAAGTGAAGACTGGGGGGCGGAATATACGTTGTGAGCGGCGCCGGCGTACTCGACCCTCCGTGTCCAAAAAGGCTCATCAAGCCGGACAGGATAGGCGACAGTCCTCCCAGTATCCCGCCCGTTAGAGTCGATGCCACCTTACCGATGGCGTCCGCCGCACCGCTGCTGTGCACCGTCGTATTCTGCAGGACCGCCTGCGTGTTGGCCAGCAGCGCTTCCGCTTGCAGCTGGCTCGCCGGCAGTAGGTTACCGAGGTTTCGCGTCAAATCGGTCAAGGCGTCCCCAAATCCTGCCGCCCCTTGCGGCAGAAGCGTGCTTACTAACTGGCCCAGTCCTGAGTTACTCGCGACGGGCCCGGTTATGTTACTCCAACGACTCTGTGCCACTTTGCTTCTCCAAATCCAACTGTTCCTCGAGGATCAGAAATGCCTCCGCATGCCGTACATTGACGTCGAATGGGAGAGAAAGGTGAAGCCGCTTCCAGACTAGGAACTCTTCTACCCAGCCGATACTCTGCGCCGTAATCAGCGACTTCGGGCATTCGTCAGTGGAAATCCGTCCTCTGGCCCAGACGACGTGAGAAGCCGCGCGCTTCGCGGCTGGAACCCAACCGCATCTTCGTGAAATCTCCAATCCGGATTTCCGGCATGTGTCGCACTTCCAGGCGGCTGGGTTCGCACGCAGGAAATGGAAGGCGACGATCAGTTTTTTCGTTCTGGCTCCGAAAGGCCGCACTCCGCTTTCACCGCAGCCACGACTTCGCGGAACAGATCTTCGGGCCCCCTGCTCACCAGTAGGTCTGGCGTCGCAGCTACGCCGTCGACCTCCAGTCCAATCACCTCTTGCAGCCCCCAGGTTACGTACAGGCGGTCGATCTCCGCCGAGAACAGTGCTGCCTGCAGCTTTTCTTCGGCCGACTCTCCGGCGTTCAGGAATTCGCATTTGAGCGACATTTCCCGAATGCGGCGAATCAGATCCATTCGCCGCATGAGCGACATTTTCCCTACAACAAAAGCAACTCCCGGAATGACCTTGGAATCGATCCGAATATAACTTTCATAATTCATGCTCATCCAAAAGCGATTGTGATCTCGTCGTCGACAGTGCCCTGCGCGCGGGAGCCACGAAAACGCCACTTCAAGCGAGCCTCGCCGTCATCGTACTCGGGCACTTGTGGAATCAGGCTTTTCAAGTATCCGGCAAATAACTGGTTCGGCTGCTGCCCGAGCTGAATCATGGCGCTAATGGGCGACTGCTGTTTCGCCGCTTGATACAGCCCTTGCGTTGCTGCGTCGTCCATTTGATACAGCTCGAACTCTAGAGATACTGCCCGGACGCCAGGCGAAACAGCTCTTGGCAGGCTCGAGCCAAACTCATGGGTACGCACATCTAAGTTATTGTTCAACGAAAGCTGCGCGTCGGTAAGGGTGAAGAACTGGCCGGGGACACTTCCCAGCCAGACCTGCCCAAGGTGGCCGGGAACAATCGAATAATCAAATGTTCCGAGTGCCGGTTCTGGAGGAAACGCGCTGAGCTGTCCGATTCCATTTGCAAAACTGGTGCTGTCCACAAGTTCTTGTGCGACCCCGCTGAACGCAAACTCGTGAAAATCTCCGTTAACCTTAACGCTCATTTGGTCCACAGCTGCTCCGCAGAGGATACGGTGTACCGCGGAAGTTGGCGCCCAATAATCGAACACGGATGCTGTAGGAAGATATGCACCGAGGGAGTACGTTGCTGTCGGGCCAGTACTGGAACCCGAGACTGGAGCGGCCGAGAGCGGCGCGTTCAGCTGGACCGAAAAAGGATCAACGACCGCGGTTACAAACCTGATTTCTCCAAGGTAGGCGATGGCCTGCCCGGCAATAAGACCGTGGGGCCCCGCAAACGCCAGCGTGGAGTTGGTCGAGTTGGCACCAAGCGTCCCGCCGGCGGACATCAATGCAGGTTTACCCAGCGCGGCTTCAAATAGCGGTCCATAACTCGGCGAACTCGGGCCTCCCGCCCAAGTCGTCAGCAGGGTGTTCAGCTGGAACGTAGTTCGGCGCCGGCCACCAGGTGGTAACCCTGCGAACGTTCGACTGCCGGTCTTATCCTTGCGACTGGTCACTTCGAGCTGTTGCTTGGCGGAGAGTTTTACGGCTGGGATCCGGTTGTCGGAAGTAATCGCCGGCACTTGGCCGTAGGCGACTTCCGCAGCGCAATAGAAACGGTTCGCGTTGGAGGAAATATATACGGGCATATCGTTAATCGATGCTCGCGTCCAATTGGACCGAGATCTTTGCGGATTTTATGAAGTTGCGGCCACCGTGCTTCACCGGTCCGAACGAAACTTCGTACCGGCCGGCGTAGAAAAGTCCTTGGCCCCAGTCGCCTCGATTCTGATTGAGCGTTTGAGTTACGGCGGCAGTATATAATTGAGATGCCCGATCGATTCCCTCAAGTCGGTCTTGTGATACTCTCACATCGATCATCATCTCGATCGTTCCGGAAAAGCCTCGAAACTTCTCCGTCAAGGTATTTGCGATCTTGTCACAATATATATAAATTGCAGTGTACTTTGGCTCGACGCTCTTCTCGGCAATATCGCTTGAAACATTGTCGGTGAAAAGATTCGTGGGCGGGATGGGCGGAACTGTCACACGCTCTGACTGAGCCAATGCGGCCAGGCTCGCGTTCAGACCAGTCGGTGAATTTAACAATTCCTGAAGCTTGAATGTAGCCCTGCCAGCTATACTGAGCATGCCGTTTAGCCTCGCTGCAGGAATCGTGGTGCCTGGGAATAGTAGTTTGGTTCTTGTCCCGATGCCGGGCTTCGCCCTTGCACTAGGCCGGAGGGCGGCAGAAGCCACGTCTGCTGCATGCCAAGGGGGGTTGCGCTTTGTAACGTAATCGAGTCGACCGCAATGCCGGCGTATATGTTCCACGCGACGGCATTGGACGGTGGATTAGGAGGTCTGACCTGAACCGAATTTTGATCCGGTGCATTCATCGAAGCGACCGGGCTGGCCATTCCTTCTTCGCCCCTGGAATTCAGCCATGCTACCTGCGCGTAATACGTCGTTGCGGCTTGCGATCCGCTCAAGAGACTGAGTTCCGGTCTGCCGGCGACCGCAACTGGGTCCGAGACGACACCAATTCCCGTCTGGAATAGCATGGCCGACGCCCGCTTGGCAAGATCTTGGTACTCTTTCCACTTGGCCGCATATCTATCGTTAAGCTGGCTTCCGTAGGCGTCTCGATAAACCAGTTCCAGAGTGTGAAACGTGTGCCATAGTCGCAGGGGCGGTGTCACTACGACGTTTGGAAGTTGCAAAATACTGAGGGACGTCGCAACGCTGCCCGGCCACCAGATCGAAGGACTTGTGCGCGAAAATACTGAGCGCGAAAATGCAGATGTGAGCTCGACAGCCAGCTCCTCTTGTGCAAGCGATATCTTGGCTGATGCATCGATCCCTTCATTACTGGCCACATCGAGGACTGCAGTGTCCTGTGCTGCGAGTTGATCCAGAGTTGAAATCGGAGCATCGGTAAACAGAGCCATCTGCATCTGTCCGTTCTACTACTCTTTTGTGAGACGCTTCGTTCTCATCAGGTCAGCCGTCGGTACAAGAGTCACCTGCATTCGGTTGGCGGTCGCCTCAGCTTCGGCTTCTCTTTTTGCTTGTGCCTTCCGTTCTTGAAATTCCCTCGCGGCTTCCTCGCTCGCCAGATCGCCTCGGCCATCGGCAATCATTTTGGCTGCCACCGCCTTAGGAACTTCAGTCAGCAGACCCTCTTTACCGCCGTCAGAGGTCTCGTGACTCATCAGGACTACGAAGGGCTCCACTATGCTGCTTTCGAACTCGCGAATTTTCTGAAAGTATAATTTCAAGTTCATAGCTGGCTCTCACTTACCCCTAAATCGAGCTTTGATTTACAGACACACAAATGTAAAGCTTCAGGAGTTCACCTGCACCGCAAAGGTATTTCGAAGAGCAGCCGCGCCATAGAGAACGTCCACAGTAAACTGTTGCGAAAGCGTGTTCGGCTGATAACTCATGATGACACGCATTCCAAAATTCCCAAGATCTGCGTACTCAGCTATTGCGCCAGTGCCCGGTAACGGTTGCGGAAGGCGGCGGATTACCAGCCCGATCGCATCGTGAACGAAAGCGAGGTTGTGGGTAGTTACTGGAGAACTTCCTGTCTTGGCGACCAGTTGTGATCTGAATACGAAAAAGTCCTTGATTTTTCCAACCGTGCCTTCGATCAACGCCCGAAGGCCCGCTTCGCCAGCGGTTTGGAATTCGCTGAACCGGGGAATCTGCCGCATCTGTGAATACGTGCTTGCATCCACGATCAGATGCTTTGGCTGGCTCGAGGGAACTTTTGCCTGAAACAGTGCCGTTTCAGCTGCGTCGATGACGGCTTCCGTGATCGGCGTTCCAGCAATTCCGACTGGTGTGTTCGCGGTGAAACTCGCGTACAAACCGAGGAGATCTGACTCAATTCTCTCGGCAATCGCGATAACTGCAGGCTGCATGTAAACCCGCAATAGATCAGGAACGGCCAAAACTTTCGTCACATCGGGAATTTGAAACGTTGCCTCCGCATGCGTGTTTAGGACGATTTGGGCATTCCCCAAATTCGGGTTCTGTGTCGTCACCGTTCCGCCCTCGGCGATGTTGTTGGCGACCAGCGTGGGTGGAATAGGCACGTTCACAGTGTCGCCAGCCTGGGCAAGAGTCGGCTCATAGTCTCGGTTAACAAGGTTTCCCAAAACGAGGTTGCTAACAAGTGCTGGCAAAGCGTCGGCCGCCACAAGCTTTACTATTGCGGAGGCCACATTTGTAGAAGTAATTGCTGGCATTAATGTCTCCTATAGTGGTTGAAATGTGTAAGTCTAATGCAGCTACGAGCCGCGAAGAGTCTGCGCGGCTACTCGCGCAATCTCTTGGCGAGCAGTGTCCAAGTCCTCAGGACTCATTCCAGGACGGATCTTGTCGAGGTCAATCGAACCACTACCGCCTGACGGTGACTTTTGTGCAGCCGGTATCCCGGAGCCTCCGGATATGCGCGCTGGGAGAAACTCAGGATTGGAACTGACAAAACTCGCAAGATAGTCCTTCATTGCCACCTCGCCGCCCTCCGTCCTTGCTACCAGTCGCCCCTCATCGGTTCTTGCAATGTCATCCTTAACCGCTCTAAAAGCCAAGTCCACCTTTCCCACGCCCAGCCGCTGCAATTCTGCCCTAATAGCGGCGCTGCGCTCGGCTTCATCCGCGATCTGCCTGCTACGCTTGTTTTCCTCTATCAGGTCGTTCACTCTGCGTTCTAGTTGTTCTCGGCGCTTGCGTTCCTCCTGTAGCTCGGCTCGGTGGGCCGGTTCGGCCTTTGCCTGTAGTGTACGGGTGTACTCGTCAATTGCCTGTCTAACAAGCAACTGAACATCGACCCGCTGGGGTTCGGGCGGCGGCACCTTTTCCCGTTTAATTTCCTCCATTGCTCTCCTTCTTTCCAATAAGCAATGCGAATGATCGGTCTATTTCCTCGGCGATTTGATTCTTGACGCTCTGGCGGAGATCACAGAAATACTTGAAGGCGAGCTTCTTGTACAGCTGCTTTTTCAATGTCTCAGACTCTATCCCTAACGCCAGCAGCTTGCTCGCATCA